GAGACCTCCGAGCGTTCCTTTGAAGAAGAGACCAAGCTTTCTGGTTTCAGCGCCGCTCCGGTCAAGGCCGAAGGTGCTGCGATTGCGTATGACAACGCGCAGGAAGCATGGACTGCTCGCTACAACCACGAGACTATCGCTCTCGGCTTCTCCATCACGGAAGAGGCGGTTGAAGACAACCTGTACGATTCGCTGTCTAAGCGATACACCAAGGCGCTCGCCCGAGCGATGGCGTACACGAAGCAAGTCAAGGCGGCTTCGGTCCTGAACAATGGCTTCTCCTCGTCCTACACGGGCGGTGACGGCCAGCCGTTGTTCTCGGCTTCGCATCCGCTGGTTTCGGGTGGTACCAACAGCAACCGTTTGACGGCTTCTGACCTCAACGAAACTTCGTTGGAAGCGGCTGTCATTCAGATCGCTGGTTGGACCGACGAACGTGGTCTTTTGATCGCGGCGAAGCCCAACAAGCTCATCGTTCCCCCGGCTTTGATGTTCACTGCCAAGCGCCTCCTCGACACGGAACTCCGTGTTGCGACCGCTGACAACGACATCAACGCTCTCAAGGCGATGGGTTCGATTCCGGGCGGTTACACCGTGAACCACTTCTTGACCGACACGAATGCTTGGTTCTTGACGACCGACGTTCCGAACGGCATGAAGCACTTCGTTCGTACCCCGCTTGCGAATAGCATGGACGGCGATTTCGACACCGGCAACGTCCGGTACAAGAGCCGCGAGCGTTATAGCTTCGGCTGGTCGGATCCGCTGGGCATGTTCGCTTCGCCGGGCGCGTCCTGATAGCTTTCTCCCTAGAGGGCTAGTCCGAGGGGTTACAAGTAGCGATGCTTGTAGCCCCTCTTTTTTAGTGATATACAGTCGTCCATCGGGAAAAATTTCGTTTACCAGACAGACCCGACTGACGACATGCAGACTGGTAAACACTTACTCGCATGTGAGGATTTGAAATGGCACGTACAACTTTCTCTGGCCCGGTTAAGTCTGACAACGGCTTCGAGGGTTCTATCGCTGGCGATTCCGCCGTCATCACCAACCTGCTTTGCACCACGCTCACGATTGGCAGCACCAAGCTGACCACCGGTTCGGTGTCGGGCACGGTATCGGTTCAGGCAGGTCGCATCCCGGTTCTCATCGGCAGCACCACGCTTTACATCGGTCTGTACGCCAGCCTCGTCCCGTAAGGATTTTGTAGGGGGGCGTTAGCCCCCTTTACCCATTACAGGAGAGGAAGATGGCAATGCAAACAGATGTCTTAGCTAGTAAGGTCGCCGTTGCTGCTGGCGACCTGCTGGATCAAAATAGCCTTGTTATTGGACGTTCTCGCGTCAAGGCTATCTATATTGTTCCTGACGAAGGTGCCGGTACGGTTACGTTTCGTGATGGTGGCGCTAGTGGCCCAGTCAAGATCGTCGTAAATACGCTGGCTTCTTCGACCAGCCCCGACTATGTTCTTATGCCGGGCGAAGGTCTGCTTTTCCAGACCAGCATTTATATCGTCCCGTCAGCCGTAGTCTCGACGATGGTGATTTATGGCTAAAACCCCGGCTTGGCAGCGCAAAGAAGGGAAAAATCCGGCTGGCGGCTTAAATGCCAAAGGTCGGGCTTCTTATAACCGCGCTAACCCCGGTAAGCCGGGGCTGAAACGTCCTCAGCCGGAAGGCGGTGCCCGTAAGAAATCATTCTGCGCGAGAATGTCCGGAATGAAGAAAAAGCTTACGAGCGCCAAGACCGCCAATGATCCAAACAGCCGTATCAACAAGTCCCTCAGAGCATGGAACTGTTGAGATGGAAATGCTGGTCTGGAACATGGTTCTTACGGGAATCGTGGCCGTTTTGGGTTTTGTTGTGAAAGAGAAGTTCGCTGAACTTCAACGGTTGGGGATTCTCCTCAACAGAACCCGAGAAGAAGTGGCTCGTGATCATGTCACCCGTGCGGAAGTCCGAGCCGATGCCCAGATGCTTCTTGACCGACTTGACCGATTAGAGCAGAAGATAGACCGGTTGGTGAACCACAATGCCAAGCAAGTCTAAAGCACAGCGTAACCTTATGGCCGCTGCCGCACATAACCCAGCCTTTGCTAAGAAAGTCGGCGTTCCGATGAAGGTGGCGAAGGAATTTAACAAGGCCGACAAAGGCCGCAAATTTAGGAGTAAATCAAAATGAGCAAAGGTCCAAAAACCCGTGGATCGTACGGTCCTACTAGCCCCCGTGGTATTTACAGCCGTTCGATGGCTGCTCCGGGTATGAGCCTTGATATGCAAGATGCTCCGGCCAAAAAAGGTAAGGGCATGAAGAAAGGCGGCATGGCTAAGTCAGGCGGCTCAGCCTCCAAGCGTGCTGATGGCGTTGCCACTAAGGGTAAGACCAAGGGCAAGATGATCAAAATGGCTTACGGCGGGAGATGCTAATGGCTAGTGAATTTGGTAAAGCTTTCCAAGAAGCTCGGGCCAAGGCTAAGAAAGAAGGCCGCGACCCGGATAAGGAAGTGTTTGAGTTTGGCGGTAAGAAGTTCAAAGCTGAAATGGCTAAGTCTTCTCCGTCACGCAAAATGAGCACTAAAGAGTTCATCGAGAATTACGAAAAGTCGGATACCCCGGCTGGTCGTGTAACTAAGACTGAGACCAAGGTTGAGATGCCAACTTCTAGCGGTGCCCGTTCAGGCGGTCGCGGCAGTAAACCGGGTTCGGCTCGGGTTGGTTCTGGCCGTTATGATGACCCAACTAGCAGCTATGGCGAACGTGTTACCGCTCCTTTACGTGCTTTTAGTGACATCTTTGGTCGCCGTCGTGAAGAAGGCGTCATGAAGAATATGGGCGTTGACCGTGTAGAAGCGGCTCGTAGATTGGCGAATCTTGACAAAGTTCGTAAGTCTGAGGGCATGAAGCACGGTGGCGACGTTAAGAAGTACGCCAAGGGCGGTTCGGTTTCCTCCGCTTCGCGTCGTGCTGACGGTATCGCCAAGAAGGGTAAAACCCGCTGCAAAATGGTGTAATCATGGCATCTATGCGAATCCCCAAATACACGGCTGGTATGTTCAAAAAGAAGATGCCCCGCTTTGGGGCTTCGTCTATCAAAATGCCACGTATGCCTAAGCCTCCGAAGCCTCGTACGAAGAAGTATGTAGAGGGCGGTGAGATCGAAGAGATCATCATCGGTCCCGGCGCTGCCCAAGAAGAGTTTGCTGATGAGATGGCTCAAGTTGAAGAGCGTAAAAAGCAGAACGAGCAGAAACGCCGTGATGTAGAGAGCAAGGATCTCGTTAAGAAATATTACGAGGCCAAGAAGAAGCGGGCTGAAATCAACGAGAAAAACCGAGAAAAGTCCATCAAACACTTTACCCGTAACGTACGTACAGCACGTACTGGCGGAAAGATGGACTCTTGCTGCCGTGGTGATGGCGTTGCTCAGCGCGGTAAGACCAGAGGCAAGTTTGTATGATGGCTTCGCGTGGCATGGGCGCGATTAGTCCGAAGAAGATCCCCCGTGCCAAACGGCGGGGGGATAACGAGATTGTTGAGGGTACTGATCGTCCCATCCGTCACGCCAAGGGCGGTAAGGTCAAGAGCAAGGTCAACGAGGCTGGTAATTACTCCAAGCCCGGTATGCGTAAAGCATTGTTCAACAGTATTAAGAATAGTGCGGTTCAGGGTACTGCGGCAGGTCAGTGGAGCGCGAGAAAGGCGCAGTTGCTGGCAAAGCGGTACAAGGAAAAGGGCGGTGGGTACCGGGATTAAATCGGTATTCGTCGTACTGCTAGTGGGATTGGCAGGGTGTGAAAGCCGGTATCGGTATCCTTGCCAAGATCCTGCTAACTGGGGAACTGAGGCTTGTTTATCGCCGATATGTTCGGCTGATGGGTCTTGTACAGAAATGACGTTGAGGCAACCGAAGTGCGCGGACCCGGAAAGCTAGACGAGTTATTGAGGTTCATAGTCGGAATCACACTGGCTGTGACACTTCTTGTTATTATTGTTTCTGTATTGTATTCGCTCATTTTTGTCACGCAACCGATTGATGCACAGGCTCCAAATGATGCTGAGTTCTTCAAACTGATTAACCCAATTGCGACTTTTTTGGTTGGAACCTTGTCGGGGATCATGATTGGAACCAAGCATACGAAGGATGAAGAATGAAAGCGCCGCAGCAATCCTTGAAGGCTTGGACTGCCCAGAAGTGGAGGACGAAAAGTGGTAAACGATCTTCTGACACGGGTGAAAGGTATCTTCCAGAAGCTGCGATCAAAGCTCTCAGCCCTGCTGAATATGCCCGAACCACTGCCGCCAAGCGCCGAGGAAAAGCCCAAGGCAAGCAGTTCGTCGCCCAGCCCAAAGGTATCTCGCAGAAAACCCGTGCGTATCGTCAAAAGGGTAAAGGGTAAGTAATGGTAGACAAGACTACAGCTACGACAGACTTCAACCTCGACCTCAACACGATTATTGAAGAGGCGTTCGAGCGTTGCGGGGCTGAGTTGCGTACCGGCTACGAATTTCGTACGGCCAAGCGTAGTCTTGCCCTGCTCCTGATGGACTGGTCAAACCGGGGCATTAACCTCTGGACGCTGGAGCAAGGCACCCATGTACTGAGTTATAACGTCGGTACGTACGACTTGCCGGTGGATACGGTTGACCTGCTTGACCACGTGATCCGGACTGGCTCTGGCACGAACCAGCAGGACATCAACATCAGCCGTATCTCGTCCAGCACCTACGTCTCCATCCCGAACAAGAACGCGACGGGTCGCCCGATTCAGATTTGGATCAACCGACGTACTGGCGCGACGGGTGCCGACGATGTGGTGGTTTACCCGCAATTTACGGTTTGGCCGAAGCCTGACAATTCGACCACATGGACGTTGTACTACACGCGGTTGCGGCGGATGTTTGACCCCGGTACAGGCGTGAATGGGCAAGATATCCCGTTCCGTTTCCTGCCCTGTATGGTTGCAGGCTTGGCTTATATGCTGTCGATGAAGATCCCCGGAGCAGAAGGACGTACAGCCATTTTGAAGGCTCAGTACGACGAGGCTTGGGATCTTGCGGCAGGTGAAGACCGCGAAAAGGCGGCGGTGCGATTCGTCCCACGTGAGAGTTTCTTGGGTGGCTACTAATGCCAAACAGGTTTGCCAGTGGCAAAAACGCGATTGCGATGTGCGACCGCTGTGGCTTTCAATACAAGCTTCGGCAGTTGAAGTCTCTCGTAATCAAAACCAAGAACGTCAACATCTTGGTATGTCCGGAGTGTTGGGAGCCGGATCAGCCGCAGTTATCGCTTGGTTTGTATCCCGTGGACGATCCGCAGGCTTTGCGGAATCCGAGACCGGATACGAGTTACTTTGCTGTAGGTAATGACGGCGCAAACGGTAGCCGTCAGATACAATGGGGTTGGAACCCGGTCGGCGGATCAAGATCTTTCGATGCGGAACTAACTCCGAACACACTAGCCCCGGCTGGTGAAGTAGGAACGGTAACGGTCGTTACGACCTAGGAGATTGAGATGGCTATGACTTTGAAGGAACACGCCAAACTTCCGGCGAACAAGGCTCACGGCAAAAACGCTAAGGGCTTTCGTGCTGGTGGCAAGACCAACAGCGAAATGAAGAAGTACGGTCGGAACATGGCGAAGGTGATGAACCAGCGCAGCCCGGTCCGTAAGTCTTCTGGCCCGAAGTAACTGCCATGAAAGAGTTAAATCCCGGCAAGATCAGGCCGAACACTGACTCGACTGGTGAGAATGGCTATCCTGAAAAGGATGTCAACAAGGGCGTCACCCACATGGATATGAAGGGTGCTGGCGCTGCCACCAAGGGTAAGAAGTTCGTCTCGCAGATCAATTTGCAGAACAACGGTAAGGTCCGCGCAGGCTGGAGCTAATGAACTACTCAGAACTTTCACAACTGATTCAGGACTACTGTCAGTCCACGGAGACTTCCTTCGTGGCGAATATTCCTACTTTTGTGGAGGTTGCTGAGCAGCGCATTTACAACACGGTCCAGCTTCCGGCACTTCGTAAAAACGTGACCGGTTCGATGAGCAACGGGAATCAATATATGTCCCTACCGTCTGACTGGCTCTCGACGTTTTCGATAGCGGTAATTGATGGTACGACGGGCGAATACGAGTACATGCTCAATAAGGATGTGAACTTCATCCGAGCCTCGTACCCGTTCCCGGCGACTTCAGGTAAGCCTAAGTACTACGCTATCTTCGATGCTACGACGATGTTGCTGGGGCCGACCCCAAACGCAAACTATACTGCGGAACTGCACTACTATTACTACCCGGTATCCATCGTGACGGCGGGGACTTCTTGGCTCGGTAATAACTTTGATTCTGTTTTGCTCTACGGGTCGTTGCGCGAAGCGTACACCTACTTGAAGGGTGAGCAGGACATGATGACCTACTACGAGCAGAAGTACCAAGAAGCCCTCGGCCAGTTGAAGCGTCTCGGTGACGGCTTGGATCGTCAGGATGCGTACCGGTCTGGACAAGTTAGGATTCCGGTGACTTGATGTTTAACGGCAGTACAGAAATCGGGCAGGTGTTCGTACAGACCACGGATAACCGTGAGCACACTGTCGAAGAAATTGCAGAACGTGCGGCTAACCGCATACTCAGTGCCGACTCAAAGGAAGCACTGCATTATTGGCTGGTGAAGTATCTCAGCGAGGCTCAAGTGGCCGAGCGTAAGATGATATGTAAGAAACTAGATCAACAAGGCTATGCGGAAATCGCACACTTAATTGGAGACCTCTAATGGCTATTACTCAAGCAATGGCAACGTCGTTCAAGGTTGAGATCCTTGACGGCATTCATAATTTTGGTACCGGCGTCATCCGTGCTTCGACGGCTGCGGATGTGTTCAAGCTGGCCCTCTATACTTCGTCGGCTACGTTGAGCGCCGCTACCACGGCTTACTCTTCGGCTGATGAAGTCTCCTCGTCTGGTACAAACTACACGGCGGGTGGGCTGACTCTGACGATCTCGCAGGTGCCGACTTCTAGCAGCACGACGGCTTTCATCGACTTCGATGATTTGACCTTCCCGAGCGCGACGATCACGGCCAACGGTGCTTTGATCTACAACGCAACTCAGGGTGACAAGGCTGTGGCGGTGCTGGCGTTTGGTGGTGACAAGACCTCGACGGCGGGTAACTTCACCATTCAGTTCCCGGCTGCTGCGGCTTCGACTGCTATTCTTCGTATCGCTTAATCGGAGGGTGACATGGCCCTCGTGCTTGCTGATCGCGTCCTTGAGACGACGACTACGACTGGCAGTGGGACGATTACTCTGGCTGGTGCTGAGCCGGGGTATCAGTCTTTTGCGGTCGTAGGAAACACTAACCAGACCTACTACACCATTGCGGGTGACACCGAGTGGGAAGTGGGCATTGGCACGTACACCTCATCGGGGACGACGCTCTCCCGAGATACGGTGCTGTCATCGAGTGACAGTGGCAATAAGGTTACGTTCTCCGCAGGTACAAAGCAGGTATTTGTTACCTATCCGTCTGAGAAGTCCGTCAACTTTGATGTGTCGGGGAATATCACTGCTGCTAGTGGCAGGATCATCAACCTTGGTGCGCCGAGCCTTCAGTCGGATGCTGCGACAAAAGAGTACGTCGATAACATGACATCGGCGGCCCTGCACATTCACGAAGCCGTTGTCCTAACCACTCCAGCCGGTTCAGGACGAAACGACAACTACAACAACGGTACTGCGGGTGTTAGCGCGACTCTGACGGCTACGGCTAACGGAACCTTGGTCATCGACAGCACGGTGGCTCAAGCAGCGCAGCGTGTCCTCATCAAGGACTGTGACGATCAGGCTGAAAACGGTATCTACGTTGTAACGACGGTTGGTACGGCTTCAACTCCGTATGTCATGACTCGTGCATCTGACGCCGATACGTACGGCGAGGGTGGTTCTGACTCGCTTGACCTTGGTAGCTACTTCTTCACAACGGGCGGTACGACTCAGAAAGGCGCAGCCTACGTCTGTAATACGGCTGGCACGATTACGTTTGGTACGACCCCGATTACGTTCGCTGAGTTTAGTCAGGCTCAAGTGTATTCGGCGGGTAACGGGATTTCGATTACCCTAGGCTCAA